AAAACATAAATATAAAGGAAAACAAAATGCGTAATAAAAATTCTCGTAAAGTAAGACAATATAATTTTCAAAAACAAGAAAGAACAAAAGAGATTTTAACGCAGACGGCGACCAAAGATGAAAAACTATTCGCAATTAATTGAAGGGGTATACGACCCTAACATATTCAAAGCATTTTTTCTTGCAGGCGGGCCTGGTAGTGGTAAGTCTTTTGTAGTAAGAAAAACCACTGGTGGGCTTGGTATGAAAGTTGTAAACTCTGATACTGCATTTGAAAAACTATTAAAAGATGCAGATTTTGATTTAGACTTCAGAGATATGAGTCCAGAGAAAACATTTGAGAGAGATAAAATAAGAAAAAGAGCTAAAGAGGTTACTGCGAAAATGCAGAAGAATTTTGTCGCTGGTAGACTTGGTTTGATTATAGATGGTACTGGTGCAGAATATGGTAAAATAGAAATACAAAAAAAAATGTTACAACAATTAGGATATGATACCTATATGATATTTGTTAATACTTCATTAGACACTGCAATAGAAAGAAACAATAAAAGAGATAGAAAATTACCATTAGATATTGTTAAAGTAAATTGGAATAATGTACAATCAAACATAGGTAAATTTCAAAGGTTATTTGGTATGAAAAATTTTATCGTTGTTGATAATAATAACCCAAAAGAAAATGTGTTTAGAAGAGTATATAAAACTATTACAAAACTTGCAAACAAAAAGGTCAGTAATTACATTGCAAAACAATGGATAGACAATCAATTAAAACTCAAAAAAATTACACAGTCTTGACATAACATAAATCTGTGTTATACTATAATCAATAATAATTTATACTGAGAGGTAAAATGGCAAAAAGAAAAATGTCTGAAGAACAACGACAGGCTGCAATAAAAAGACTTGCACTTGCAAGAGAAAAAAGACTAAAAGAAAATCCACCACAATATAAAAACATCTCACCGAGGGTACTTGCAATACCAGACGATGGTTTTATGTCTATGAAAAAAGTTAGACAATGGATTAAGACACAAAAAGATATCGCATCAACTTCTGAAAAGGCATCAAGAAGACATGGAATAGATACTAAAATAAAGAATCAAGAAAGAGTCAAAGCTCTTAATGCACGAGGATATATTAGGTGGTTGAATAACTATCTAGAGAGTGGTATCTTTGCAGGCGATTTTATAGGTGAGTACGAAGAGATACCATTGACTAGAAGAATAGTTGCAGGCCCTAGAGAGGGTTGCAAAATAAAAGGTGGTATGGTAGTTGACAAATAGTATCTTATATGATACAATGTCTATATTAATTTTATTATGAGGTAAAAATGCAAAGTACAAAACAAGCGTGGGATTGGAGAATCCAAGAAACATTAGTTGCAGAGGTTCTTCGACTTGACCCAGAAAACAATTATATTAAAAAGTGGTGTGAAATGTCTAATCATCATGGTGCAAACATTAGAAAGGCACGAGATTACTTTCTAAAACATGGTAAACCACCAGAAGAAAATGGTGCATATCCAGATGGTAGTTGTATCTGATGAAAGAATTTACTCTACTCATTACAGTATTATTTAATTTTATTAGTGGTGAACATCAAGAAATACATCTTGAAATACAACAAGATTCTCTTTCTGATTGTCAGAGTGAATTAGAAGAAATGAATGAGATAGGTATAAGTTTTTTTGGAAATAGAGTAGATGTAATGATAGAGTGTATCGAGTCAGAATTTATTGACAAAAAGAATTACAAATATGATTACAAATTTCAAAACGAATCCGTTAAGGAGGAATATATATTATGATACAAATGAAAAAAAATGTAGGACACCTTAGTTATAAAGGAGTCCTAAGTTGGTTAGAATCTATTCACGAAGATACTGTTAAGTATGGAAGTGAAGACCAACAATTTGTTTTAGAACAGATGATAGATTATTTTAAAAATGACTATAGAGAGGGTAAACCTCTTGTTAACAATAATACCATAGGATATTAAAATGGAAATATTATCAGTAATTAGCATACTAATTTCAATCATTTCATCAATATTTGTAATTGATGAAGCAGAATTTTTTGCACATAAAAAAAAGATGGAAAAAATGTACGGCCCTTGCGAATGGGAATATGTTGGTAAACAATCACTTGACCCAAATGCAAAGTCTATACCATTGACACCACCAGTTGGTAAACCTTACATCTTATTTAAACAAGTTTGTGAAAATGACCCATCTACAAAAAATTAGATTAAGATATCAAAGACTAATACGAAACTGCGATATCGCATTAGAAAGTTGTAAAGACTTGGATTTCAAAGCGTTTTGGTATGTAACTAAAACTCGTTGTGAAAAAAATCTGGAAAAACTTACAAAATGTTCCTTGCAGTAATTACTCTTTTTATTGCACTATCTATTAGTGCAGTTGCAGCTTATTATAGTATCGTGGGACTTATGGCGATATTTTCTGCGGCCGCATTTTCCATTGCAGTAATGGGTGTAGTTCTTGAAATAGGAAAACTTGTTACTGCATCTTGGTTATATCAAAATTGGAAAACTGTTCCTAAAGTTCTAAAATATTACTTGACAAGTGCAGTTGTAATACTTATGTTTATAACATCTATGGGTATATTCGGTTACCTATCCAAATCACATATAGATGCTGGTACAAATACTTCTCAAATAACTGTAAAACTTGATAGAGTTAACAGTAGAATCGCATCAGAACAAAAGACAATAGACAGAGCAGAAAGACAATTAGTTAACCTAGATAAGGCACTAGAAAGATATGTGGAACTAGGTGCAGTATCTAAAGGTTTAGATAGAAGAGAAAGTCAAGAAGAAGAACGAACAAAACTAACCAATATGGTTAACAAATCACAAGAAAAGATAGATCAATATTTAGATGAGAAGTCAGAATATGAACTAGAGATAAAGAATTTTGAAGTTGAGGTAGGGCCTTTGAAATATATCTCTGCATTAATATATGGTGATGATGCACTTACATTTTTAGAAAATGCAGTAAGATGGGTTATTTTAATTTTAGTGTTTGTATTTGACCCTCTTGCAGTTCTTTTAGTAGTTGCTGCAAATATAAGTATTAATGATTATAATAATCAAAAAAGAAGAGAAAGACTTAGAAATTTTAAGAAGAACACCAAGAACAAAATTTTAGTCAAAGAAGAACCAATAGGTGATGGTACTGCGAAAAAGATTACCAAAACCAAAAATGGTGTAACAATGGAGTATTATGAGTGAAACTTACTTACTATGCACCAATAATAAAAGTTATATTATTACTATTAATATTTGAGATATTTTTACATTTCATAGAAATTTTAATTGATTTGAAATTAATTAATATTTAACAATAATGCGAGGAAAATATGAGATATTTAATTTTTTTAATGATAGTATTATTTTCTACAAGTGTATATAGTGTAGAAAGACCAAGTGCAGTTCCACCACCACTTGATGACGAAGATAACCCAACATATTATATGGCATATGGTAAAGGTGATAGAATAGACCCCTCTACTAATAAACCATTAAATCTCATTCAGATTTATTGTAAAGAGATACCAGTAGATATGGCAACTGATGAACAGTTAGATGAATGTAGAGCAGATAAAAGTTTAGTTAGAGAAGAGTATGGTTGGATGGATTTCTCAACTTACAAGGGGTGGAGGTCATACCATGCAGAGTGTCATGTATGTCATGGGCCTGATGCAATGGGTGGTTCGTGGGCACCAAACTTAATGCAATCACTTCAAGATGGTTTAGATTATTATGATTTTTTCAGTGTCATTGCAAATGGTAGAGGTGTTGAAGACGGAGCGATAGAAGGTAATGTTATGCCTGCATTTGGTATGAATCCTAATGTTGCACCACATATAAATGACATATACAGATATGTTAAAGCAAGGGCAGATGGTAAAATTAGAAGAGGTGTAAGACTACCTAAATTACCAAAGTTTAAAGAATAATGATTACAATAACAGACAGTGCAAAACAATACCTATACAATATTGCAAAAAAGAACGATAAGAAGTTCGTATCTTTTGGTGTAAGTGGTGGTGGTTGTGCTGGGTTTAGTTACAAGTGGGATTACATAGATGAGCCCGATAAAGGACACACAGTATTTCACATCAGAGATGGAGTATCACTTGCAGTAGATAAAGTTGCAGAGATGTACATAATGGGTAGTGAAATAGATTATGTCCAAGAAATAATGGGTAGTTTCCTAAAAATTAATAATCCCCTAACCAAGTCCTCGTGTGGTTGTGGGGAGTCTTTTAGTGTTTAAAACAACTATCTATGTTTTGTTACACGCAATGTTTTGGTTCGCCCTTATGGTTATGTTTCCAGACATAACATTTGGTAAAGGTAAAACATATAAGGGTAATAATGCAAGACACTATGGGGAACGAAAAGAATACTATGTATTTTGTAGATTATATGATGAGAAGATAGATAGAAGTAGAAGAGAAGAAGAAAGAAAGTGTTTTTATGAATGTAGTGATAAAGAAACAGTTGTTGTTACAACAAGTATAGGTTATCCTTGTCAAAACAGTATTACAGAGAAGAGAAAACCATAAATAGTATTACAATAACACTATTGTAGGAGTTTTAAATGGCATACAGTAAACAATTAATAGACCATTATGAGAACCCAAGAAATGTTGGGTCATTAGATAAGACAAAGAAAAATGTCGGCACTGGTTTAGTAGGGGCGCCTGCGTGTGGTGATGTTATGAAACTTCAAATAGAGGTTGATAACAAAGGTATAATAACAGACGCAAAATTTAAAACATTCGGATGTGGTTCTGCAATAGCTTCTAGTTCACTTGTTACTGAGTGGGTGAAAGGAGTTCACATTGACAAAGCACAATCAATTAAAAACACACAGATTGCAACGGAACTTGCATTACCGCCAGTCAAAATACACTGTTCGGTTCTGGCAGAAGATGCTGTTAAAAGTGCAATCAATGATTATAAACAAAAGTGCAGTTGTGATGATAAGTAGTAACTTTTGTAAAAATTGTGGATATGACTCTCATTGTGGGAGAGTAAATGTTGATTGTAATAAATGCGAATGTGAAAAATGCCGAGAAACAGAAATATAGGTCAAATACCTATAAAAAAATATGAAGTTTATCACGGATACGACCAAGATGTTAAGGTCTGGTTCGTTGAGATACAAATACCAGAACTCGGTACTGGAAATGTATTAAAATGGTACAAAACAGAAGAAGAGTATGAGGACGCTTTGAGGAAAGTTTTATGGAAGTAACACCAATAATACTTTTTATATTTATAGTTATCACTATACTTTGTGGATTATGGGATTAATATGTCTTTTAATAGTACCTCTTCTTCTTGTTTTGATGTGGAGAGATTAATCTTATAAATAATATTACCATATCACATGGTTCAAAAGTGGCTGATAGTCCATCAGTTAAAAGGGCGTAATGTTCAACTGTTAACTATAAGGAGAATATTATGCAAGTTACAAAGAACATCATAAAATTTAATAAAATGTTAGTCAGAATACCAGACGAGTGCAAAAGAATCTGGGATTGTTCTGAAAACAGATGGGGTTATAAAACAATAAAAAAATAAATTATGTTTACACTTCCAAAGAACTCTAAAATAGTAAAGGGTAAATCTTTTGGAACTAAAAAGAATTTAGTTTTAAATGTTTATCGTTGGAATCGTGATAGTGGAAATAATCCTAGTATCAATACATATAACTTAGATAAGTCAAAAATGGGGCCTATGGTGTTGGATGCGATTATGTACATCAAAAACAACATAGACCCCACACTTACATTTAGAAGAAGTTGCAGAGAAGGTATATGTGGTAGTTGTTCTATGAATATTAATGGTACAAATACTCTTGCGTGTTTGACACCTATTGACCAGAAAGAATTCAATATCTATCCATTACCACATATGAGTGTCATAAAAGATTTGGTTGTAGATTTAGAACCATTCTTTGAACAATATAAAAGTATCAAACCATATGTCGTTACTGATAAGAAACCTAAAAAGGAACACATACAATTACCAGAGGATAGAAAAAAGTTAGACGGACTGTATGAGTGTATATTATGTGCCTGTTGTTCTACTTCGTGTCCAAGTTACTGGTGGAATAGTGATAAGTTTCTAGGGCCTGCGATACTACTACAAGCATATCGTTTTATAGTAGATAGTAGAGATAAGAATAAGAAAGAAAGACTGAAACAATTAAATGATGCGTTTAAGTTATATCGTTGTCATACTATAATGAACTGCACCAAGACTTGTCCTAAAGGTCTTAACCCAGCAAAAGCAATATCAGAAATTAAGAAACTTCAAGTGTCAAATTAAAAAGACTGTCATTTTCTTGACAACTAATAAATATTAGTAGGAGAGAGAAATGTTAGAACTAATAAACTCATTATGGCCGATGTTTATAGGTTTCATTACATTAGTAGTAGTGTTATCACAAATGTATATGAGAATCCAAGTATTAGAAGAAAAGGTTAAGACTCTTTTTGATCTACACAATAAATCCAAGTAATGTTGTATTTCTGCAACAAATAAAAAAAAATAAAAAAATTTAAAAAAAGACTTGACTTGTTCTAATAACAATGTTAATATAGAGACATAATTAAGAAAGAAAGGTAAAAATAATTATGAAAAATTTTGTAACAAATCGTGAATATAGTGGTAAGAATGTTGATATTCTTATGGCATCTGGTAAAGGTGAAGAATTTGCTGGTTTTCATCAAGGTAAAAAATTCTTTGGTGTTACTGGTCAAGAACTTAAAGGTATGAAAGCTGCGGCTGTAGTACAGTTTGTTGTAGAAAAGAAAGACTCTGAAGGTAAAAATTCAAAGTCTATTAGATACAAGTCTGTATTTGCAAAGTCTGATTTTGAATCTGCGATTGCAAGAAACAAAAGTGTTTTGAATCCTAATAGAACTGTTAAGTCTTCTGACGAACTTTTAAATGAGGTTGCATAATGGAAGGTTATAAAATGACACAAATGGAAAGAATAGAACACAGAAAAATGATTGAGAAATATGCTAAGAATAATGTACAAGAATTACTAATGGGTAATGATTGGTTAAAGAGTGGTAAGTATACACCAAGTAGAAAACTACAAGAAAATGTGAGTTGGTTTGAATTAGAAACAATGCCATTGAATAAGTTTTTAGAACTTGCAGATTTAGTTACAGCTGAATCGCCTGGAACTTATACAATGAACGATTTAGTAAGAAAATTAGCAAAATAATTTAAAAAAACACTTGACATTGTTGTCAAAACATAGTACAATAGTAATATAATCAAGAAAGAAAGAGAAAAAATATGAAAAGTTATGTAAGTTTAGAGAGAGCTAAATCAGTTGACAAAGATGCATTGATTGATAGTGCATTTAAAAAGTTTAACAAACAAAATGTTGACAAGAACGGCGACTATATCAAGTATAGTGATTTAGAACAAAACTTTGACGGAGTTACTCAAATGTATGAGGGTCTTAATGAGTTAGAAGACGCTTTGATTGATTACATTGAAGTTATACAAACTGTTAAAGGTGTAGTTAAGGATAAGTTAAAAGACGGAAACTTCAAAACTGATGATAAGGTTAAAGATAAGTTATTCTATGAAGTTCAAGATTTACAAACTTATGCAAACCAATGGTTGCCTGATTATTCTGGTAATGTTGTTGGTGGTTTCAACAAACTTGTTGGAGATATTGACGAAGAACATTTTCATCAACTATAATAAAAAAAGACTTGACAATGTTCTTAAAACAAAGTATAATAGTAATATAATCAAGAAAGAAAGGTAATTATGATGAATATTAAAGATGCACAAAAATGTTTTGATTTAGTTCTAAATGAACAAGCGTGTTTAGCTGGTCAATATCCAGACGGAGATTACTACAATGAGTTTGCAGTTATCTGTAAGAAGTATGACATTGACCCAGAGAAACATTGGGAAAATGTTTTAGATGCAATGAATAACCCAGATGTAGAGGGTTATACTGTTAACGAGAGAGGTGAATATGTCAAAAACTAGAAGAGTTTGGAAAAATTTGGGTTATCCCCACTATGCAAGTAGAAAGTTTACACCAGAAGAATACAAGGTGTATGTAAAGAATAATAACAAGATTTTTGAGTACACAGGCGAAGACAAAATCGTGTCTGTTACTGAAAAAGAATATAAACTTCCATTTTAGAGAGGACAATATGGATATTACTAAGATAGAAAATATAGAAAAGTTATTTGATACTATGGATATTAATTTAAAAGATGCATTGGTATCATATAACAATGACTATGACCCTAGAATAGGAATAGTCAAAGCTGTAACTGCAATGAATAAATTACAAGAAGTAATCAACAAAAAAATAGATTATCTTGTAGATAATAAAATCATAGATAAAGGTGATTTTTAACTTGACAATGTTGTTAAAACATAGTATAATATTAATATAATGAAAAAAGAAAGGACTATATTATGAGTAAAAGAATGAAATCTGGTTATACAGTAAATGAAATACAAGATATTATTCAATGTGCAATAGATACTGCAAATGACGATAAAGGTTATGGTGTAGAAGGTGCATTAGATGATTTGTATTCTTTATGTGCAGACTTAGATGAACATCAAAACATTGAGATTCCTTTGATTGATGAGGGTAGTAATGCCACTCAGTAATCAAAGAAAAGTCCAACTATTGGGCAAGATATATGACGATTTGCAAACTGCTTTATTAAGAAACGATATGCAAAGAATAAAAACCCTACAAAAAAGAAAGAGTAGATTATATAATGATTAAGACTATTAAACATTTCGTAGACCCAGGCCACGGCTGGTATAAGGTGTCCAGAAAAGATTTATTTAAAATGGATTTACTAGATAAGATTTCTAGTTTCTCATATCAAAAAGGTGATTGGGTTTATTTAGAAGAAGATTGTGATGCATCTATATTTTTCACAAGATATAAAGAGTTATTCGGAGAACTTCAAATCAGAGTTACTACCAATATCGCAGACAATATGAGTTCTATAAGATACTACCAACCATTTCAAATGGGTGTTGGTAGTGGTATTCCTAAACCAGTTTAGAGGTACGAAAATTTTTATATATAGTAGTATAGTATGACAAATATTTTACACTTCGCAGAACATCAAGAGAGAAGAAAACTACAGAGGATTCGTAATCAACTGAATACGAGTCTTGGTTTGAATCTCTCTGAGGGTTCTGTTAGGTACTTAATGACACCGCCTGGAGAATCTGATGTCAAAAAAGAAACCACCTAAAATAGACGAAAAGGAACTAACAGACAATCTTGCAAACCTCGGACAAATGGGTGAAGAATTTCATACACCTACAGACAAGTTTAAAGAAGACAACGAAGTAACCCTAGAAACAGAAGACGGAGATGAGTTCGAGTTTATACTTGACGAGAAACCAAATTGAAACTAGAGATATATAGAAAAGATAATGAGTTACTCTTTGTAGAGTTTTACTCTTGTCTTGCGATTATATACGAACCAAGTGAAATAAGAGAAACAAAGAATGGTTATAAGTTTAAACCAAAAGACCCAACAGACATTGTAGTAAGAGATATACCAAACACTAGAATGATACTATCAATATTATGTAAAGAAATGGGTTATGTAAGACGATTAAATCTAATGAGTTAATATGAAGAAATGGAATAAACCAAACATAGAACAAAAGAAATTAGGTCAATTCTCTGATAAACCAAAGATACCTAAAGAGATTAATGGGCCTAAAGGACTTGAACCAACTCGTTACGGAGATTGGGAACGCAAGGGAATATGTTACGACTTCTAAGGAGAGAGAGATGGGTTACGAACAAATTAAAGCAGGAATCGCAGAGGTATTATCTAAGAGTAATTCACCAGAGAACATCATAGAGGTAAAAGATGAGGTAGTAGCGTGTGAGAAAGACCACCCTATCGTATATATCAATGTACCATTCGGAAAGATAATGAGATGTCCTTACTGTAATCAAGCATATAAGAGAGTTGCATAATTAAAGCTCTGTTCTAGAGATACATTGACTGCGTATGATTACATCTCTGTTCATCTCATCAATAAATCCAATGTTTAATATGTATTGTAACTCTAAACAAATCTGATATGATTCCATATACATCTCAATAGAATAAGACTTATTTTCCTCTTCAGATGATACAAATATAATAAGTGCGAGAATAAATGACTTCATAGTTCTATTTAGTCTAATTGCGTAAGTTTAATAAAAAGGTTAAAATAAATAGTATGTGGTGTTCATTCGAATCCCCTAATTATCGTTGCAAAAATACAACAAACTCTCGAAAAAATACAGAAAAATACAGAATAGACTTGACTTGTTTTGAAAACAATGGTAGTATAATAGTATAATTAAGAAAGAAAGAAAATGATTTATATATTTACAATTTTAATGATTTTAATTTGGGTTGCAGTAGTTCTTATAGCAGCTACAGTAATTGAATAATTATTTTCATTTAGGGGTTGACAGAGGTACAAACCTTTGTTATACTATCTATGTAATCAATGAGAAAGGTATTAAATAATATGTATGATACTGATAGATTTAAACCATTAGGTCTAGCGCTAGGACAGAAGATAGTGTTTACCCATAAGGATAATATGGACTCTGTTCCCCTTGGACTTATTGGAGTGATTAAAGAGATTGTCTGTACAGATAAGAATCTGAAGAAGTTCTCGTATGTTGAGGTTGAGTCAGAGAAAGGTCTGAGACATTTTTTAACTCCCAACCCAGGCACTGGAGAGTGGGAGTCAATAACCGAATACTAGAGTTGGAGTCTTACTGGAGCCCTTAGGGGTTAGGTGTTTTCGGAACACACTGCATAGACAAAGACTATGGTATGGGGGGGTGTTAAAACTGCGATGCGATATATAATCTATAAATGCAATAAAGATACGGAGAGATATTTTGATATGTGATTTCTATGGAAACCCAAAGGATTGGTTTGATAACAACTCTAATAAATGGTTAGAAGGTAAATGGTTAGCAAAGAAGAAATAATAAAAAGAGTAAAAGAAGATATGCTCAAGAAAGGATATCTGAATAAGTATAGTGGATGTTTAACAAAAAAAAGAAAGTGAGATAAATTATGGAACAGCTTGAATTATTTAAAGTACAAGATTATATTATGTTCGGACTATCATTTGAAATGCCTGAGGTTGGGTGTTTTGTTTGGTATAAAGAATCGGACGAGGATTATCTTAATCCGAGAAGTGGTTATGCATATATTCAAGACTACGACTCTGATTTTAACTTTAAGTCTTATGATGCAGAGAACGATAGACACCTAGTATTAAGACATCACGAGATTAAAAGAGTTGATGAACTAAAAGGTGTATACCCCCCAAAAACTGAGGAAAAGTAAAATGAACTGCTGGCATTGTGATACACAACTGATATGGGGAGGCGATCACGATATTACAGATGTTGATGAGTGTTATCAAATGGTAACTAATTTAACTTGTCCTAACTGTAATTGTTTTGTAGAAGTGTATTTACCCCACCCCTCTAAAACTGATGAATAACTATAATATAATATCTACACCTTGTATTAAGGTGTGTAAGTTAGAGAGTGGTAGGTGTGTTGGCTGTGGTAGGACATTTACGCAGATTAGTAATTGGATGAATTATACTGAGAGTAAAAGAAAAAGAATAATGGAGAAGTTAAATGGATAACGATCCACATTTACAATTAATGAACGAGTTGAAAACTATTCGCAAAGAGATAAAAGAGTTAGATGAAAAGTTAGATAGACATATTTCATTTATTGAAAGTGTATATCGTGGTTTACGCCATCCTATTGATAGAGTTAAAACTTGGTTTGGTGGTTGACATATAAATGCACATATGGTATAGTATGATATGAGATTTAACAAGGAACGAATGAAAACATACGCTCTGATTATATTGGTGTTCACTATATTTTATACCTTTTGTAGTATGTCTGGACAAATCATAGATAAGAAGATGGGGTATAACGGAGATAGTGAAGAATGGATAGAGAGGAAACTCTTACAGTAATGTCAAAAAAAATTTTTAAAAAAATCGGTTTGTTTCTGAAAGACTTTGAGAGAAACGACACAGAGATGTGGGAACACTATTGTCCTATAGAGAATGATATTATAGGTACGGAGAAAGGACAACCTTGTAACTGGTGCGATGCAACTGAGATAAGTAATAGGAACAAGGAGATATAAATGAAATGGATTGTTCTTATAACGATTAGTATATTTAATAATGATAACAGAGTAGATGCAAAACATTATCAATTTCAAGTACCATCTGATTTTGCACAATGTAGTTTTGTTAATGCTGATTTGGATTATGTATTCAAAGACCCATACAATACTACAATCATTAAAGGTGAATGTTTTACGGAACTTGAATGGAGAAAACAAAACTCGTGATAAACTATTGGTATAAATTTTGTGATTTTGTAGAATTTAAATTATGGCCTAATCGATTAGAGATATTGGTCTTGACAAATTCTATTTTATGTATTATATTAATAATTGGTTTGATGTATTCTATAGGAGTTGACTGCGTATGAATTGGAAAGTAACTTCTGAGAAGATTGCAGAAAGACATAAAATCAATACCTTTGATAAACTGTCTTATGCACAAGCGAAGGAAATCGGTTTTTGTTATTGTGTTCCTTACACAAACGAAGAAGCACTAAAAGAACTTCGTAAAGGACAAAAACAAGAACTGGATTTTAAATTTAATAAATGGAAGAAAGGTGAAACATGATGAAAATTATCATTGGAATTATTATAGGGTTTTTTCTAGTACATTATTTTCCTATTGAAGATGAGATAGAAGAAGCATTTAATTCAACAAATCTCTTTGTTGATTCAGTAATGGACTCTATGGATGAAGCCAGAAAACAAGATAATACAATTTCCGAAGAGTAGAGAATTCAAAGTAGAGTTTCTTATAGGGGATGATGTCTCTATGAGAAGTTCTACTAGAAGTATACATTGGGAAATAGAATATAACTATGTAACTGCAAGGGTACACGCACGGACTAAAGACCAAGCAAAAGAATTTATATGTGAGTGTATTGATGTACAAGAATGGATTGAATAATGGATAGAGATAGATTATGTGTTTACATTCTCATCGGAATCTTTTTAACACTTTACTTTATAGGTAGATAATATGTGCGGCTGGTATCCTTCAGAGATTGAGAATGGACGAAAGAATAAACGAGATATACCACAAGTTACAAAACCACTTCACAAGCGAAGTACCAAACCCATACAACTATCCTAGATGTTTTTGGTATTATCTACAAATGTATAAGATTGATAAAGATGAAGGTAGAGTTAATTGATAAAATGGGTACGGACTTATCTGTAGTCAATGCAGCTAGAGTATCGTACGCAAAAGTAAAAGAAGAGTTTGAAGAATCAGATGAACGATTAATTCGTTATCTAGCAGAACACAATCACTGGTCGCCTTTCGCACATACCTTTCTTTCTTTTCGCATCAAGGCGCCAGTGTTTGTTGCAAGACAATTAGTAAAACATCAAATAGGTTTAGTTTGGAATGAAGAAAGTCGTAGGTACATTTCTGATGATGTAGAAATATATCGAATACGAAACTGGAGAGAGAAACCTAAACATAGTAAACAAGGTAGTGGTGAAGATATAAATCTATCTATTGATATTCAGACTGAAATAAATGAACATATGAATCAAGGTGTAAGTCTTTACAATAAATTATTAAATGAGGGTGTTGCACCAGAACAAGCTCGTTCTGTATTACCACAGAGTATGCACACCAACTGGATATGGTCTGGAACTCTTTACGCATTTGCGAGAGTATGTGGTTTACGATTAGATGACCACGCACAAAAAGAAACTCAAATGATTGCAGAGCAATTAGATATTCACTGTCACGATGCGTTTCCGATTAGTTGGAAATACTTGACAAAACGAAAGGATGAGGTATAATGAGTACATGGTGGAAAGGATTCCTATTCGGTGTTCTGACAACAATAATAACTTTAATAATGTTAATAAGATGAGATTAGAAAGTGATATATTAAGAGATGCAATCAATGATTGTGGCTCTATGATTCGTAAGTATCAAGATGACGAAACCAAAAAAGACATTCGTGGATTTTGGTGGGAACAAGTTATCAAACTTACGAAGAAAAGAAAGAAAGTTCTCAAAGAAGAGTACAGACAACAAAAAGAGATTACTGACTATTTCGCATAAATAAGAGTATGGAAAATTTCTCTTACTTTATGGGACGAGATGGTTTTATGTGGTTCATTGGTGTCGTTGAAGATAGAAACGACCCAGAGAGATTAGGTAGAGTTCGTGTCAGAGCTCTAGGTTATCACACAGACGATAAAACTAAAATCCCAACAGATACACTGCCTTGGGCAACAGTAATGATGCCTGTCACTACACCATCTATGAATGGTTTAGGTCATACACCTTTTCTAGTTCAAGGTTCTTGGGTAGTAGGTTTCTTTCGTGATGCACAACATTTACAAGAACCAGTTGTTCTCGGAACACTACCAGGCAGACCAAGTGGTTATTCAAAAACAACAACTGGTTTCAATGACCCAGGCGATAATAAAGATTACGGATACTTTGATAAAGATACCGACACTCATACTTACCCAGTAAGAATCGAAGAATCAGATATTAATCGTCTTGCAGTTCCAAGTGCAACGCATGGTAATCGTGGTGCAAGAGATGATTCTGCGACACTAGAAGTTCCTCTTGCGAACACTACTACTAAATGGGATGAGCTTAAAACTACCGATGAAACATCAAGAGGTAAAACAGAGGAACGAGGAACATCTACGGAAACAAATGAGGACAGAGAAGAAAAGAAAAGAGTTGGAACGGAGTATCCATACAATCATGTTCGTGAAACAGAAAGTGGACATATCTTAGAATATGACGATACACCTTTTGCAGAACGAATACATGAGTATCATCGCACTGGTACATTTTATGAAGTAGATGCAGACGGAAACAAAGTTACAAGAATAGTTGGAAGTAACTATGAAGTTGTTGCTGGTTCTGAGTTTGTAAATGTCAAAGGTGATTGTAATCTTACAGTTGACTCAAACTGTCGCACCTATATAAAAGGAAACTGGGATATACAAGTTGATGGAGACAAAACAGTTGTTGTAAAAGGTAATCATTCTGAAACTGTTTCTGGAACACAATCATCTTCTGTATCAAAAGATGTTACTGAGTCATATGGTGCAAATCAAAACACTACTGCATCAGATAACATTGATATTCGTGGTAAACGAATTGACTTGAATAAGGAATAATTATGCCACCTAGAAAATCTAGAAAAATACAAGTGATAGTTCACGAACCTACATTTAAAAGAACATCTATTGGTAGAGGTAAAGTAAAAACATCTACAATGAATAAAAACAAAAGAAGAAGTTGGAAGAAGTATCGTGGCCAAGGGTGATGGAGAATATATTATACTGGTAAATGGTGAAGTGAAAACTTACACCAACTGGGAAGATTTGCCTAGTTCATTTGAGAACATAATAAAATTTAATCCGACACCACCAGAAGAACCCCACTCAAAAGAAGACCACGAGTATATTAATACCTTTGATGATAAACTTCACGAACTTATGGATAGGGAGGAAGAGTAATGCCTGCAATTACAAGAAAAGGTGATGCAGATGTCACACATTGTACAACACCAAATAGACTTGGTGCATCTGATAATGTATTTGTAAATAATATCGGAGTTTCTAGACAAGGTGATGCAAACACAGTTCATTTAAGGCCAGGACTTCCTTGTCCATCTCATTCACAAGTTATCACAACTGGTTCTACCACTGTCTTTGTTAACAATGTAGGTTGTGGTCGCATAGGTGATGGTATAACAGATTGCACATCAGTTGCACAAGGTTCTCCAAATACTTTTGCTGGTGGATAGTTTGACTATAAATAATATTAGGAGATAAATATGCCAACCTCTGGAAGTTTAAATTACGATGCAAGTATAACGAATGAAAAACGAAGTGTTCGTATATACAAAGACTTGAATCTTAATTTCAATAAAAATCTTGTTACGAATGATGTTGCAAAACTTACAGATGTTGAGGCAATCAAAAGAAGTGTTCGTAACTTAGTTCAACTTAATCATTATGAAAAACCATT